TAAAGATCAAGGGCCTTTTCGCTTTGGCTTTTGGCCCCTTTGATTTTGATTGATAGTTTAAAATCTGCTTGATCTTGATCAAAGCTGCAATGCCCTGCGGATATGTCCAAGCCTTCTAAATGCTGCAGGCAAGGCAAAGCGCCAAGATCTTGCAACATTGCGTTTATTTCGGTTCTTAAAATTTGAACTGTTTCTTTTGTGAATTTCATTTTGGTCGGTTCCTGTTGCTAGTTAAAAGCTGCAAAATCTGCAGCCCAAGGCCCCCGCAAAAAGCAGGGGCTAAAGGCTAAAGATTAATTGAAAAGAAACGGGGCAAATTGCAGCAATATCATAATGCCAAATAAGCAAAGCCCCCCGATAAGATCACCGATAAAGCCCCGCATTATGCTGCAGCCTTTTCTGCAAGATCCCAAAGCCCTTGGTTTAATCTCACAATTTCTTTAAGGCCTGTCACCGCCTTTGCGGATCTTGTTTTAATGCCTTTTGCATTGCGGGATATGATCGGCAGGCCTGCCCCAAGAATGCTTTCTTGCAGCCTATTATAAACCGTCCAAAGATCTTGGCTTGCGTCTTCGATCCGCTTTGGGTGGTTTGCGTGTATCATTGTTACGCTATCCCAAAAGGCCCCCGTGTCGGGGCTTCTGTCTATTTGTTTCCAGCGTAAATCTAAGGCCTGTCTTGCAAGGCTTTGCTGTTGCGCAATATCAAGCTTGATTGCCTGCATTGTTTCCGCTTGGGCCATAGCCTTTGGCATATTTTGGGCTTGCTCTTTTACAAGCTTTTCGAAGCCTGCGGTTTGCCCCCCGTCATGGCGCAATTTTGCTTGCAGCCCTTCCCCACAAACAATCCCATTATCACATGCGAAACGATACAAGCCCGACAGCAAGCGCAAGCTTTGCGATGCATCGTGCGAATTCCAGAGCAATATTTCGGGGCGGTGTTGCTTGTCTTCAAGATCTTGGGCAAAGGCTATAAGATGCGATGCGAAAGGAATGTTTGCGCTTTTGCGTGATGGCCTTTGCGCTGCATAAACAGGCTTGAACCCGTGATCTTGCAGAATTTCTACCGCCTGCATTGTATCAACAAAGTCATAATTTTTTGACGTTTTAGGGGCAGGGCTTGGGGTAAATGCTGCAGGGCATTTATCGAAAAGATCCGCTTGCGAAAGCATTGTGCGGGGGGTTTTGTCGGTTATCATTAAATCATAAGGCATTTTGGTCGGTTCCTTGTTTTAGGTTTATTGCTGCAAGATTGCAGCCCAAGGCCCCCGCAATTTGCAGGGGCTAAAGGCTAAAATCTTAGGGATTAATTTTGCGGTTTATTTCTGCCATAAATGCAGCATGTTTTGCATCATCCGCAGCCCGTCTTGCTGCATATTTTGCAGAAATTGCATCAAGCTTTTTGCGGTCTGCTCTATCTTGTAGGGCAGTAATTGCTGCAGCAATTGCCCACGATACGAAAACAGCAACAGCAAAAAAAGCGGCCATAAAAAGCGGGTTTGTTAGCGTTTCAATTGTCATTTTGGTCGGTTCCTTTTGTCAAAAAGTTAAGGGGCAAAGCTTGTGCCCTGCCCCTTGTTATTTCATTTTCACAATTTAGTAAAGCCACTTTATTAATCTTTCAAAATAAAAGATCTAAAGCCCATAACCAAAATACGGTGAAGCCCAAGGCGGTATAAAATACTTTGATATCTAAGCCCCCCTATTCTGCAGCGATTGCAAAAGGGGCAGGGCTTGCTTGGCTTGGCTCTACTATAAAAAGGCTTTTGCTTTTCTTTGCTGCATTGCCTTTAAGCTTTAGTCCGATAATTTTGCCCCGTTGCTTTTGGTTTGCGATATCCGAAAGATCACCGTCAACAATTTCCCGTCCCAAGAAATAAGAACCGACAGGAACAAAGCCCCGAAAGACAACGGCAACAGGCCTGTCGGTTAACAAAGCCCGTTTTACTTGCTTCTGATATTTTGGCTCTTGGGAATATGAAAAAATCATATCGTAATTAGAAGGCAGATCATGCAGCCTTTGGGCGCTCTTGGTGTAGTCTAAGAAATAGGCTTGCGGATATCTTTGCGGGATGCCGTACCTTTCCCAAGGAATATCGCTTATTGTGTTAAGCCTAAAAGCGGGGCTTTCACCGTTGCGGATGCAAAGCGAAATAAAGTTTTGTATTTCTTTATTCAATTGATCAAGAAAGCCCTGCCTGTCTTTCATGTAAAAATCAGTTTTGGCTTGCCTGCCGTTTCTGACATTAGAGAAAGCCCCAAAGCCCGCTTCTACTAAGCAAGGCTCTTTGCAGCCTGCTAATATTGCTGCAGGACAAACGGTGTCATTAGGATATAAAGACAGGCTTGCAATCCGCAACCCGCTTTCCTTTTGGCTTTTCTTAATTTTCGTATTGCTTGCGCTTGTGTCTAAAAGTTTCATTTCTTGGTTTTCCTTTTCGTTTTAGATTTTTGCAGATCTTGGGGTTTGTCTTTTGGGTTGGTTAAGCCCGCCCTTTAGATCTGCCACCTAATAGAAACGAAAAGCGCAAAGCAATCAAGCGCTAATTTGCACAAATAAAAAGCATATAAAAAAGAATTTATTATGCCCGCCTGGGTGCGCTTGTTAGGTATTGATTATGAGGATGTAATATCATAAAGATACCTGGTGTTTTAGGTATAGGTATATCTTGACGCCAGAGTAAAATTAGAACAGAGTGAGAACATTCAAAAAATCGGAGATTCGTATGCTACTAAGCCAGGCGCAAGCCAGGGAGTTGGGCGAGGCGTTGTTGGACGCTGCAGAAGCCACTAAAACAGAGAACAACCAAGCAATAGTAATTTTGGATGGCGCTGCCGTTGCCGTTCCTTTTAACGAAGATATACAGGATTTGTACGAAACACCCGTTATTGTTCAGGTATAAATACATTTGACGCCAGAGTATTTTAAATTAGGCCCTTTGGGGCCTTTTTTGTTTGCAACCCATACTTCTTATTGTGACAGGTTCCTATAGAACCTATAGCACCTTGACCCTTTAAGCATCAGCATAAAGAAACCCCCTGCCAACGAATCGACAGGGGGCTGCTACTAGCAAGGAAGAGACAGGCTGGGAGGATGCCTGCAGATTCACTATATCTAATACACTATATAATGCAACTACTATTTTATTAATTGACTTTATTAGTGCCACACAGTTACATGGTATCAGCCTCATAACCTTTGGGAGACTGATATGGCGCATATAAAATACCTGCGAAGGAAAACATTAGAGAATGGACGTAAGATATGGGTGGTTAATCCACCTAAATACGTCAAAGAAGCTATTGGTGCTTATTATGAGCAGTTTTCTGACCAAGCAGATGCTACTGCGAAAGCAATCAGTATTGCGGATCACTACACCTATTACAAAAGAAAAATTAAGCGTGAAATTCACATAAATGAGCGCACGGTGGGTGGCCTAGTTAACCAATACAAGCAAACTAACAGTTGGAACAATCTAACTGACAACTCTAAGAGAACCTACGATCAGTTGTTGCGGGGTACACTTAGATTACGGGTTAGTGAGTCACCCAAGCTGTTACAGGACATGTTGATAGAGCATATTTCTGTAAAACATGCAGAGTATTTGTACTCACAACTTTGCAAAGATGTAAGTATGCACAGAGCAAACCATGTGTGTAAGGTACTCAGACGCATATGGACAGTAGGCCAGCGTCTTGGGTTAACAAAAGTCAATCCATTTAAGAATATGGGTCTAAGGAAGACGCCATCCCGCAAGGTTCTATGGGAACCAGAGCAAGTACATGCATTTGTCGATAAGGCAGATGAAATGGGAACCCCTTCTCTGGGTACGATGGCCCTGCTTTGCTATGACCTATGCCAGAGGCCAGGAGATATGCGCCAGCTTACTTGGCAGGACTTTCGTGATCAGATCTTTGGGTTTGAACAGGAGAAGAATAAGACATGGGTAGATATACCTGCTTCTCCACGGCTGTTAGATCGGATGCAATCGGTATCTCCCAGCAACTGGCATGATCAGATTGTGTATTACGAGAAGACAGGCAAGCCGTATGACCGCAGACAGTACAATAAAGTATTCTGTCGGATCAGAAACGCTGCAGGTCTACCCTCTGAGTTACAGCTAAGAGATCTTCGACGCACAGGTGCAACTGAAATGGCAGAGGCTGGCTGTACTGAGGACGAATTGCGTTCTGTAACAGGTCACCAGAGCCGTGACGTTCTCTCTATATATGTACGACCCACAAGAAAGCTTGCCGCTGCAGGCATAAACAAGAGGTTTGGATAATGGCAGGTAATATTAACGGAGCGATAAAGGCTTCTGCGGTAGTAGCACTCTTAATAGCACTTTTACCTGTGCTAATCGCTATGACTTATTCTGAATATCCACGGTACTGCAAGCTATCAATCTTGTTACCGTGCATTGGAGTTTCTGATGAACGTAAATGAGGCCAGAGCAGCCTTTGAAGCTGAACTACAGCGTGTGATTGAACAGCCACCCCAGCAATTGACTGAACGCCTGATCGATTTGGTTAAGGCAATTCGTGTGGAGTTAAGGAAAACTGATGGAAAGTAAGGAACTTTCGCATTTAGCATACCACCTAGATATGTTAGGTGTAGTGCCACTCAAGAAGGTGGAAGAAGAAAAGAAGCTTCCCCGTACATATGAGTTTAAAAGAGTTGAATTAGATGAAAACGGAGAACCGCCTTGGTAGCAGAAATAACAGCCGAATATGTAGATCACTGTGGAACAGACCTTTCAGTTTGTGATGCGGCACGGGTATCGTACTCAAAGAAATCTGAGCCTGTGGGATACTCTGGGGTAGATGGAAAACCTTTACTGCCTATCCTGCACGATAAGGATAAGAAGCTGATAAAGTATCTGGCTGAGCATAACCATTACAGCCCCTTCAATCATACCTTCGTAACCTTTAGATGCTACGCACCGCTGTTTGTTATCGCACAGCTTCAAAAACACGAATACATGCCGTGGAATCAGGAGAGCCGTAGGTATATCGATGATGAACCTGAGTTCTATATCCCAAAGAACTGGCGGGGGCGTCCTAAGAACTCCAAGCAAGGTTCTGATGGCATTGTAGAGATAGGCGGCAGTGTTCCTGTAGGGCGGGCTATGTATGCTTGTCGGGATGCCTATAACGGCCTTCTAAAGGCTGGTGTAGCCCCTGAAATGGCTAGGATGGTATTACCCCAGAATATGATGGCACGATGGATCTGGAGCGGCACGGTTAAAGCTATAGCCAAGATGGTTGATCTTAGGAGCGCATCCGATAGCCAATACGAAAGCCAAATGCTTGCAAATCAAATCAGTGATATCGTAAGAGGGTTGTTCCCCGTAAGCTGGGATGCACTGGTTCCCCGTAAAGAGATCATTCGTCCAATGGATGATGAAGAGCGGCAACAAGCCGTGTATAAATCTATCCAGAATCAGTACATTTAATTTCTTGACATATGATTTCGGATACTTTTATGTACTATACTTAACTCTGGGTATTAACCCATTGTTTTTATTGGCTTTGGTTGCGGGAGTAGGATTTGAACCTACGACCTTCAGGTTATGAGACTATTCAATGAAAACAATGGTTTATAGACGCCAAAGGTTAATAGGCCCATAACTCTGCCACATAATAATGTGCTTGACTTATATCAAAAAGCCTATAGCCTGCGGCTAACCCGCCCAGGGTTAGTAATAGCAACTAGCTAAGAGGCACAAGGCATGACTAAAGAGCAAGAAGATTTAAAGGGCAAAGAAGATTATATAAGCCCTGCTACCTTTCTATGTGAATACTGCACAATACCAGTACTTATCTCCCAGCCTGCAACTGTATTAATGTACACATGCAAGGGGCCAAAATTCCCGAAGTATCTAGGAGAACTAGGCCCATCCTTAAAGTTCACCAGACTATGCAGAGAATGTGGGGACCACTTCGATGTCTAGTTATCGTGAACAGATAGATTGGGTTAAAACCTTATCAATCAAAGAAGGCAGTCGGGTAACAACCGACTGTCCTTTCTGTGGGGGTAAGAACAAATTCACGTTAGATAAGTTTGATGGTAAGCTTGTCTGGAATTGTTACAGAGCCTCCTGCAATGTTAAGGGCGCACACTCAGGTGAGCGTAATATTGACGCAGTAAAGGCTAGACTGTCAGGTTCTGCTATTAAAAGACATAAGCCTGAACCTAAACCTATTCCAACAATCACAACAAATGTATCAAACAGTGATACAGCTATAGCTTACCTTAAAAAGGTTAACAGTTATGAAGCATACATTAGAGGCGATATAAAGATTCGCTATGCCCCTAAAGAAAGTCGGGTACTCTTCTATAACAAAGACAATACAGGCGCTGTAGGACGCTCTATGAGGCCTGTTCGTGCTAAGTGGTGGAGTTACGGTGAACTATCTAAAGGCATACATGTAGGTAACGGTGATCACGCAATCCTGGTTGAAGATGTAGCTTCTGCATGTGCAGTATCAAACGTAAAAGGCCTTACTGGTGTTGCGCTATTAGGTACTAACATTACTAAAAGCATTAAGAAAGCCATTAGCAAATATAAAAAAGTAACATTAGTTCTTGACAATGACGCAAGTGCCAAGGCAGTATCTTTGATGGGCGTACTTGGATACAAATCTCAGGTACGATTAACTTTGGTAGATCTCAAGTATCTATCTCCCGACAAGATAAGCGAGGTAGTACTATAAATGAAATATACATCAGGCTATTTAAAATCTTGTAAGAAGCGTAAGCGTTCTTCTATTTCACGAAGATACGCTACCTTCGCAAATTCCAGTAACGGATTTTTTGGAATACCAGTTACAAGCTGGTGCTCTCCACCCAACGGCCCGCCCTTTTATACATATTGATAACTGATTAAATAAGCAGTACGTCCTGCTTCGTAATTACATTGCATCAATATGCATATAGAAGGAATAGAGCCATCAAGTGCAGAGGTATCGTAGTCATCGATTATGACATAGAAGGTAGTTTTTTAGAAGCTGCCGAAGAGCAAACCAAACTTCAGGAAGCTATTGCTTCTATCGTGAAAGGCAACAAGCGTGTTGTATTTCATCAAGTGGACATGAAAGAGCGGAGAGGTGATCAAACCCCCGACATCAAGTCCATGAAGTTTAGGAACAGCTAACACCCTGTTTTAGAACAGTTTTAACAGAAAGATGCCCTGATCGAAAGATTGGGGCTTTTTTTATGTCCAAATCCTGCTATATCTCTGCCCCTAACTATGCCACAGAGCAAGGGAGAGCAGAATGGAAATACAATTACTCAAAACATTATTAACAAAAGACTGTTACAATAGCACAAAGCCCCGACTTAGAAGATCAATATTTTCAGATGAAACGGGCAGCTTATATAATCTTCTTGGTGCAACCCATAACAAGTATGACACAGATATAACTGCAGATGATCTTTACGGGATCTGGTTGTCAGAAAACCCTGTCGCCACTACCTCAGAGATTGGTGATTTTCGTGATACGATTGATGAACTTAAATATGCAGATCCTATCACCCCTGACATAGCTACTGACATCATTGAGAACCTATGGCGGCGTGAGATAGGCAGAGATATTGCCAATCTTGGCCTGAATATGTCTGAGGGTGACCTGTCGGCTATGACACGGCTGCAGTCATTACTTGAGCGCACCAAAGACAGCTATATGCCTGACAACTTTGGTGAGCCAACTACGGATGATATTTATGAACTACTAGCGGAAACCTCAGATGAAAACCGTTATAAGTTTAATATCGAAACGCTTGCCCGTAATGTTTATGGTATAGGGCCATCAGAATTCGGGATAGTCTTTGCCCGTCCTGAAACAGGTAAGTCAGCTTTTGTTATCAGCATAGTTGCAGGCCCTGGCGGCTTTTGCCAACAAGGCGCAACTGTCCTTTACTTAGGTAACGAAGAGAAAACCACCCGTACTAAACTGCGGGCTATACAAGCCTGTTCAGGTATGACCCGTGAGCAGATAGCCGACAACCCTGATCTGGCTATGAGCAAATACCTATCAATCAAAGACCGCCTGATAATGAAAGACGTGCAGGAATGGGATCTGGATACGATTAACTCTTATTGTGAGAAGATTAAGCCTGATATCATTATCGTAGACCAAGCGGATAAAATTAATATTGCTGGCAACTACAACGCCAGCCATGAGCGTATTCGTGAACTCTATCGATCACTACGGGAACTAGCCAAGCGACACGATGCTGCCCTGCTAGGTGTAAGCCAAGCGTCTGCAGATGCAGAAGGCCGTACTCGTATCGACTTCTCTATGCTGGAAGGCTCAAAGACAGGTAAGGCCGCAGAGGCAGATCTTATCATAGGTATAGGTAAGCATAACGGGGATGGTGACGATAACTCACCTAACCATGATCGTTTTCTAAACATCAGCAAAAACAAACTCAGCGGATATCACGGCTGCGTTCAATGCGTAATTTTACCAGAGGTGAGCCGCTATGCTGAGTGAAGATGATTTAAAAGAAGTCTATGAAATGCTTGAGAAGAACAAAGCAGAGTACAAGAAATCCCCATCCCCTGAAGTTAAGGATCTGTTGGATGAACAGTTTGATTTGATCCAAGCTTTTATTCTCAACCAAACCAAGATTGCCGCAAAGCTGGCAGGCTTTAAAGTATGAGAGTACTTGTACTCGACTTAGAAACCACCGTTAAGAAAATCGAGGGCAAGATTGATAACAGCCCCTTCAATCCACAGAATAAGTGTGTCTCAGCGCACTTTGGTTTTCTTGGGTGGGATACGGTAGACGAGGTGACTAACCTTGTCTTCCATCATAATGAAAAAGAAACTCCTGATAGCCGCAAGGCGTTAGAACATTCGTTAGAACAGGCTGATGTGCTAGTCGCACACAACGCCAAGTTTGATGTTGCATGGCTCATTGCTATGGGCTTCGACATACCAGAAAATGTATTCTGCACGATGCTTTGCGAATATATACTGGCAAAGGGTCAGAGGCAGGAACTGTCGCTAAAGGCTACTGCAGAGCGAAGGGATGTAACCCGCAAGAAATCCGATCTGGTAGATGAACTGTTCAAGAGCGGTACGGGATTTGAGGCAATGCCCTTGGATACTGTTCTAGAATATGCAGAAGCTGATGTTATCTCCTGCGCTGAGATATATCTGGACCAACAGAATGACCTAGCCCATGAAAGCAACAAATCGTTAAGTGAAACGATTAAGCTTACAAACGAAATGCTTCTGTTTCTTGTAGAGATAGAGGGCAACGGCATCAAAGTGGATCTGGATGTACTTGCAGGGATCAAAGAAGAGTTTCTTGCAGAGCAAACTGAATTAACCAAGCGCCTAGACGAAATTGTTGAGCAAGTGATGGGTGATACCGTCATAAATCTCAATAGCGGTCAGGACATGACACGGGTTGTTTATAGCCGTGAGGTTATTGATCGTGATGACCATCAACAGGTATGGAATATAGGCACAGATAGCAACAACAAGCCCCTGTTCCCACCTAGAATGAACAGATCACAGTTTAACGCTGCGGTAAGGGCCACTACACGGGTTGTATATAAGACAAATGCTGTTTGTTGTGATGCTTGTGATGGTAGGGCGTATATACAGAAGTATAAACAGAAGACCCGCCAAAAGAACGGTAAGAAGTATCGTGTTCAAGGTGAACCATATAAGAACCTGTCTAAATGCCCGTCCTGTGCGGGTGTAGGAGCATTCTATCAGCCAAATGGTAAAGTAGCAGGCCTACGCCTTAACCCTACCATGCCCTCTGACGCTTCGATTAATGGCTTTAAGACCGACAAGGTTACTATCCAGCGTTTAATCTCTCAGGCAGAGGCCAAGGGCAATGATACCGCCGTTGAGTTTCTTACTAAGAGTAGCAGGCTAAACGCAGTCAGTGTGTATTTGGATTCTTTCGTTAAGGGCTTTGAAAATTGGACACGGGCAGATGGAATTCTGCATACCAATTTCACCCAGCACGTCACTGCAACAGGCCGACTATCTAGTACTTCTCCAAATATGCAGAACGCCCCAAAGCGTGGGTTTCCTGTGCGTAAGGCGGTCGTTAGTAGATTTGAAAACGGAACGATAGTTGAAAGTGATTTCAGTTCTGTTGAATTCGTTTTGGCTGGAGAATTATCCCGTGACCCTCAGATCATATCTGATGTTCAGACAGGCAAGGATCTACACAAACAGACTGCATCTATCATCTACCAGTGCAGTGAAGATGAAGTTACAAAAGACCGCCGCCAGGCTTCGAAGAAATTCTCTTTTGCTCCGATTTATGGAGGATTGGGGGCTGGAGAGGCAGATCACGTCAGATCGTATTTTTCAACTTTTTTTGAGATTTATGAAGGTCTTGGTGCGTATCACCGTAGGCTTGCAGACGGGGTTCTAAAGAATGGTATTGTGCAGATCCCATCTGGAAGACAGTTCTTTTGGCCTAACGTAGTTCGTAAGCGTGGTGGGCGTACAAGCCACTACACACAGATAGTAAATTACCCTGTGCAGTCCTCTGCCGCAGATTTGATGCTACTGTCCTGTGTTCGTGCGCTTCGTAAGTTCAGAGAACTTAAACTACGTTCTAAACTGATACTCACTGTCCATGACTCAATTGTCTCAGACGTCTATCCAGGCGAACTTGAGAAAGTCAAAGAGGCCCTGACATGGGCTATGGTGGACGTAACCAAAGAGGCTGAACAGCGTTGGAATTACACCTTCGCTCTGCCCCTAGAAATCGAAATATCAGGCGGCAAAAACTGGCTAGATCAAGTCGAATATGATTGACTTGTGCCACTTAGTTGTGCCACAATATAACTTCCAATAAAGAAAGGTTCTTAGATGAACGATATAACAACAGTTGATAGCATTGAGTTAGAGCAATTCTCCGATATTTTAGGCTCCGCAAGTGTCGGAGATTCCAGTGATGGCTTAGTTCGTGTACCAAAATTTGATCACCAGCATTCACCAGATGATGATGATGGAAACGTAATGCCCCGTGGCGAGTTTCGGCTTCATATGCCCGAAGGGATTGTCTACGCAAAGAAGCCCTTATTTAGGCCTCTGATGGCCCACATCCAGTATTATCTGTGGGAAGACGATAAGCTTACCAAATCACTGGTATGTAATAATTTGCGGGATGAAGCCCGTGATACGGCAGGCGGTATAGCGTGTGGAATGCCTGAATGGGAAGTTCGTGCGGAAGATAAAGAGTTACGGCAGAAATACAAAGATTGCCAACGGCGTTTGGTTCGTGGCTTGGTTACTATGGATGGTCATACACTAGACGGTTCGCCTGTTAAGATTGAAAACCAACCAGCCATTTACTTTGGTAAAGGCAGTACGAATTACGGCGGGTTTTTTAATGAATATATGAAGCTTCTGCCAAAACATGCAAATCTTCACGACTACCAATCTGAAATGTCCACTGAGCGGATGAAAGTTGGTGAAACCGTATTCTTTAAGATCCACTGGAAGCCGCTTCTTAACAACAAGCTTGCCCTTGATCGTGATGCGTTTGAAACAATGAAGGTTTTTGCACAAACCATTCGTGACGAAAACAAATACATCGATAAAGAACACTTTGCGAAGATGAAACAGGGCAGCATCGATACCAAGGCCATTAAAGCTTTGGGAGAAAGCCTTGACGATGATTTTGAAGATGTAGCATGAGCCTGCAGGCTGACATACACAAGGTCTTAGACCAGCTATCTAACAACGAAGGCGACACGCTGGATATTGATGATAGCTGGATCGAAGATGCGGGTGAGGCATTCAAAGATGCTTTACGCCGACAGTTTGCCAAGCGTGAGGATGAAGACTTTCGTCTTCGCATGTCCAACATCGGTAAACCCTTGTGCCAGCTACAGATGGCTAAAAGCGGCGCTACGAAGGAACGCAAAGACTACAACTTTATTATGCGGATGCTGCACGGTGATGCTGTTGAATGCATAATGGATGTGATCCTTAAAATCGCCAAGGCCAATATCACAGGCAGTAAGGATAAGGTTGCCTTAGAGTTAGAAGGTACAACCGTTAAAGGTGAAGATGATGTTGAGATAGACAATAAAGTCTATGATATCAAAACATGCTCTCCCTTTGCCTTTGAGCGTAAGTGGAAGATGGGGTTACCTGCCTTAAAAGCTAACGATGACTTTGGTTACGTTGGTCAGCTAGTTGGTTATTCAGAAGCCAAAAGCAAGAAAGCTGGTGGCTGGATTGTAGTATGCAAAAGCACTGGACAGGTTCTGGTGATGGATGCCGATTTCTCTAAAGATGAGAAGGATACAGTCCTGCAGGAAATGCAGATGAAGGCCACTGCGCTTAAAGAAGATTGGTCGTTTGATAGGTGTTTTGAGCCTGTCGATGACTTCTTCAATAAGAAATACACAGGCTCAAAAAAGCTTCCTGCATCTTGTAGCTGGTGCGACTTTAAAAAGTCATGCTGGCCCAAGGCCAAGCTACTTCCACAGCCCATGTCAAAGGCCAAAGAGCCTAAGAAAAACTGGTATGTCCAGTATGAGGGTGTGGAACTTTAAATGGCAATAACCCCGCAGTCTGCGAAAGCAAAAGGTCGCCGCCTGCAGCAATGGGTGAGAGACAGGCTCTACTCCACTTTCCCTAAGTTAGAAGACGGAGACATTCGCTCTACCAGCATGGGGGCTTCTGGAGAAGACCTGTTGTTCTCACCCGCCGCAAGACGCTGCTTTCCATACTCAGTGGAATGCAAAAACAATAAAAGTAATGCGATTTATAAAGTGATGGAACAGGCCATCAGCAACTGCCCCAAGGGCGCTACTCCACTAGCAATAATTAAGGCTGACCAGAAGAAGCCATTGGCGGTTGTGGATGCAGATCACTTTTTCAAATTGGCAAAAAGGAATAAAAAATGAATTCTAAATATCTTCCTAAAAATTCAGTCTCCTTGGTTGTATCTTTGGATGATGAAGGCCTGCCTGTTGTTGATGCGTATTCCAACCTTACAGACGAACAGACAGAAGACGAAAACACCTTTCTGGCTCTGTTACTTAAAGGCTTAGAGTTCAATGCCTATGCAGGCGGTAACCTGTTAGCGTCTATAGGTAACATCATGGCAATCCTAGATAAGTACGAAGAAAGCGATCTAGTATTTGAGCCTGACGAAGAACTGGTAGAGAAGCTTCAAGACGCAAAAATCATTCCTATCAACGGTAAACATAGGCCAAACTAATGGGTATGGATGACACTTGGTATGATCTTAACGAAGATCCAAACCCCACCTACGACATCACCCATGACCGTAAGAAGGTGGCATCAGATGGGCTGTCTACTTCATATTATCAGATCCCAGAACACGCCACTGAACTGCGGCATCTGATCAGTCACAAGGGCATGTCTAAAAGCCGTGGAGACATCTTCAAGGCTTGCTACAGGCTAGGTGAAAAGCAGGGCACAGACACGCTTTATGACCTGAACAAGATGAAGTTTTTCATCGAAGATTTAATCGAAATGCATAAGCGGGGAGAGCATCTATGAACATGCAGGATTATCAAACACAGGCCTCTAAAACAGCAATCTACAACGATGCGGATATCATCATTTATCCAGCATTGGGTATGTTGAGCGAGGCAGGTGAAGTTGCAGGTAAAATTAAAAAAGTCCTGCGTGATAAAAACGGAAATTTCGATCCTGTTGAGCGGGAGAAAATTGCCGAAGAAGTCGGTGATGTTCT